TCTTGCAGAAATTTTTCTATTACTTTTGTGTCTCTCATTTTTTTTCCTAGGCTTAGGCATAAATATACTATTTACCCAATCGCTATAGCGATCTAAAACATCGCAACATTTATATATGAATCTATCAATCATTTGTAGGTTTTGGAAGTGGTAATACAATATTCTTATCTGTCAAGTATTTCGGTATTATAAGCTTCTTTTTGCTTGGTTTTAGGAACTTATCGCCCATTAATTTGATGTCTGGGTTTTCTTTTTTGTAATCATCTTTTAAACTATCCCAAGCACTTCCAGAATCTTCAGGTCTATTATTTATTTCTGTTGGAGTAACACCCCTACATTTAGATACTAATAATCTAAAGTTTTTATTATGTGCAAGACTAGGATTGCTATTAACTCTACCACACATCTTCATTAATTCTAGCTGTTGTTTTAAATTTACATTTTCTTTTATAGTTTTACAATCTACACCTAAATATTTTCTGTATGTAAAACTTAAATATTGTTGTTCGTTCGTACTGTTGTCTGAGTAATTATAATCAGTATCACGTCTCTCTGTTCTTACTTCAAGATCACCACATCTTGCACCATACTCGTTAAGATATTCGTTTCTACTATGAGCTGGTCCACCGAACAAAGCCAGTAGTGTGATCATTATAATTAATAGTGCAGTAAATCTGTAATCCATCCTGAGACTCTCCATATGATTACCTATTTAAATCTTTTATATCATAGCTGTGTTCACGCACTTGATCCGCCAGAGTTCTGTATAGATTCTCCGCCATCTGCCACGTTGCTTCTGCTGATGATAGTCTTGTGTTTTGATCTGTAAGTTTTTCCTGCGCTGCAGTTAGATCTCTTTGAAGATTTACTATTTGAGTTTGATTAGAATTAATTGTGTCTGTTAAATTGACAATATACTTAACGCCAGTAAATGTTCCAAATAGCACGGAGGCTATTACGGGTACTAATACAAAATTCTTTTTGAACAGTTCTGCAATATTCATATGGCATAAAGTCCTTTACTAAAAAAGTATAGCTCCAATCACAAACGCAACAACAGCGATAACAATCTCTGTTCTGTTGTGTAGTTGCCAAACTAAAAATTTATCTTTGTATTTATTTATCATCATCTTCCTCTAAGTTTCTCAGCTTGTAGTCATAACTGCCTTCTTCATGTTCGTCAGTGATCCATTTAGCTGAATTTTCTACAGAATATATCTTACTGCTTACAAGTCTATTAATCAAGTTTTTGTTTGGGTCAACACCCATAGATGCATCAAACATTTTAAGCCTATTATTTGGCTGTATTGCATAGTTTCCGTCATCTAATGCAATCACATGACCACATTTATGTTGATCTGGTTTCTCTGCATAACCAAAATTTAACTCATTAAAGTCTCCTGCACACCAATCTATTGTAAATAAATACTTACCTTTACGTTTTACGTTACGTCTAGATTTGTATTGCATGGTTGCTCCAGCTAGTTCATAAAAAGTTGTAACACTTACATTATAACTAAAACTATCCCACATCACTAACTCGTCCAGTGGTAATTCTTTTACTCCAGGTTTAGAACAGAAAGCTGATATAGGTGCTCGCCACCATAGACCACCGTCTTCCATTAAGAAATGAAACATAGGTACTCTATTTGGTATAGAACTAAAACCAAATACCCCTACTTCAAAATATTTATCGTGTGAATCTTTTTGATCTCTAAGAAAGTTACCTCTTACCCAACATTCTATTACTGGTATGTTTGCATTTAAATAAGCCATTAGTCGTTTATAGTCCCCCAGTTAGTTCCGTGTTCGTAATCAACTTTGTTTGGTACTTCTAGAGTAACAGCTTGCTCCATTATCTCAACTACCTTTTTTGCCTGTGCGTCACTTTCAATAGATACACACAACTCATCATGTATTTGTATATGAGGTACAATACCCTCGTTATGTAAATCTAACATAGCTTTCTTAGTCATGTCTGCTGCACTACCTTGAATTAACTTGTTCAATGCTTTATAAGTGTAGGCTCTTTTAATCCCTGGTCCATGTTCCTGGAGTGCATCTTCATGAGTCATAGCTTTATGCATACCAAAACTATTTGGTTCCCATAAATGGAATCTACATAGTCTGCCAAGTAAAGTTCTTATCTGTCCTCTATCCTGTGCTCTGTTAGAAGCCTTCTCCATAAGCTGTTTAACAAAAGGTACTTTGCCATGATAAGTATTAAATAATTCATTAGCTTTTTCTTTTGATACACCTAATTCTGCTTGTAATTTATTTTTACCCATACCATAAAACAATCCTAAGTTAATAGTCTTGGCTTGTGTTCTTTTAATCTCAGCCATGTCTGCCACTGTTTGGTGGAAGTCTGAGTTAGGGTCATCGTTGTAAGCGTCAACAACATCGTACACTGACGGTAGTTTATATAATGCTGCGTAGTGTACAACCAGCCTTGGTTCTTGTTGTGAGTAATCAAAACATCCCCACTTGCAACCTTCTTCAGGTATAAATAGAGATCTAATTTTTGGTCCAAGATCTTTGTTACGTGCTGGAATCTGTTGTAGGTTAGGATTCTGATAAGAAAATCTTCCCGTAACTGTACCACCGCCTGCATTTCTTAATTGGTTTATCTCTGCATGTATTCTACCTTTGTGTTCATACTTTAAAATAGAATCTATAAAAGTTGTGTGTGCTTTGTTAACTTCTCTAGCTTTAGCAATTAGATTAACAACAGGATGCTCATGTTCTTGTAAAAAATTTTTAGTAAAACTTGGTGCATCTGTTTTTTCTGTTCTATCAAATGGTATCTTTAAATTCTCAAATACTTCTGCTATACTTCTTGCGGCCCATATCTGTGGTCTAACATTAGTTTCCTTTTCTATCTCAGTTAGTATATCCTGTTCCTCTTTTACTAAAGTCTTTTTAAGTTTCTGTGCACCTTCAACATCAACTCTTACACCTTTGAACCTCATGTCAACTAAACATGGAAATAAATCTGTCTCTAAATCAAAAATAGATTTTGTGTCTTGTGATGTAATTTCTTTTTTCATTTCTTGCCATAAACCAAACGTAGCTTCCGCATCACGTTCAGCATACGCACCAACATTTAATGATGGTAGTTTATACATCTCAGACTTTGGATCTATTCCCCATTGTTCTGCAGCTTCTGCAAGTCCAGCTTCACTTTTACCATAACCATTATACTTCCATGACAAACTATTAAGATCATATCTAAATCTATTTTCATCAGTCACAGCTGCGGCTATCATTGTATCTACAATCCTGCCATTAATATTTAGTCCCAGTGCCCTAATCCAACATACATCGTACATTGCATTGTGAAATATTTTAGTTGATGGTGCATTTAAAAGATCTTGAAACCATTCTAATACTTTTTTACGATCCATGTTACCACCACCGTGGTGACCTATAGGAAAGTATCCTTTGTAGTGTGCAGTTGCTACAGCTATTCCTATAACTTCTCCATTACCTATGATTGCACCAGATCCTTTTTTAATTAAATCTGGATCTCGTGTCTCTAAGTCAATTGCAATCTCGTCAACCTTGGTTAGGTCTGGTAGTTCTGTAGGTATAACCCATTCTGTTTGTGCACTAAATACTGGTATTTTCATTTAAACCTTTTTTGTTATTGTGGTAAAGCATTCCTGGTTTTTCGTATTTAAGTAACCTTCTTTTCATAACTTGGTTCTCTCTATAAATTTTATCTATTTTTTCAAGAGCCGCTGCTAGTCTTAGCCTTACTTTTAAAAACTCATTCATAATGTTAGGTAGCAAAGAATCAATAGGCAAGTAAAAAGCCCCATGTAAAATGGTATATGATTATTCGGTTCCATAGTCCCTTTCAATTATCATTTCTATAAAATGTATTGCTTTTTCTAAGTCTTGTTTCTTTCCTTTATCGCGATGTCTCACTATGTACTTTATAGCACAACCTTCAGGATATAGCAATTCGTTCTCAACTACAAACTTGCTTGGCTGTATTTTATATTTTTGATAGTGTGACCCACCAATTTGTTTATCGTATGCTTTAGATGTCATAACCCCAATCCTCCCTTTTTGCTGTCATTATATATAAGTTTTGTTTTGTACGGGTGACACCCACGTACCAAACTCTCTGCTCTTCATCGTACTTGTCTTGATTCTTTTCAATTGCTTCTCTTATTTTTTTAGTGTTGTCTAAAATAATTAAAACATTATTTGCTTCACCACCTTTAGCTGCATGTATTGTTTGTAATTTAACTCTTGGTGCTTGCGATAACTTCTCTTCATTACGCATCATTTCT